CTGTGTATGGCACTAAACTTTTTATGAGAGATAAATTCTTAGACTCTAAAGGTAGGATTGTTTGGGGTGCAGATGAAATATATAAGTTTGTGAGAGTTTAATTATGGATTCAGGAAAGTATATAAAACCATGGGTTCGACTGTCAATGACAGTTGCCAATTATATAAGAGAGGAATTAAAAAGTTTTCCTGATGTTACACATATGGAAAACAAATATCCTATTGTGGAAAATGATAATGTATTCATTATCAATGAAATGCATCAGAGTAAGAAACTTAGAAAGATGCATTTGGAAACTGGATACACGGAAAATATTTCTGTAATGCATTGTGTATTATATCCTATTCCTGATTATCCTATACCTATTTTTGGTGCTGATATTGTAGAAACTCCTCATGCAGTTACTGCAGCAATTGTTGATATATCACCTGTGTTTGGAACTCAAAAATATGTTGATGTATACAGAGATATATCATACAAGTATAAGTTTAAAGAGAATAGAGTTTTACCTTTATGGACTGATGATGTTTTCTCACAAGGATGTAAGTTCATGCGTATCAAAACAGAGGAAGAAAGAGAGATGTATATGAATCTAATTAAAGAATCTATTCAACTCTATAAAGGTATAGTAGAAAATTCTGAGTTTGATATGGAATGGATCAATACTATGAAAAGGATTGATGATCAGATTTATTATTGTAAACAACAAAGAAAGAATAAAAAGACTAAAGCAGTTTTGAGTCAATGGTTCGATCCCCAGTGGGCAGAAGATTACATCAATGAAATTCTCTTTGACACGAACGTAATAAATAAATCGTAAGGATAAAAGTATACAATGTCATCAATTGAAGGAATTATCAATGAACCTGCAGTAAACTTTGTTGGAAAAGACGGGTTTTACTGGTGGGTTGGTGAGGTTGAAGACAATGAAGACCCTATGGAATTGGGTAGGGTTAGAGTTCGTGTGCTTGGATATTATACTAATGTAAGAGGTGGGACGACAGCAGATCTTCCTACAGATAATCTTCCATGGGCAACAGTTTTACAACACACATGTCAACCAGGAAATGATGGTCAGGGTGAAAGTTCTGGTCAACTGCAACCTGGTGCTATTGTTATGGGTTTCTTCATGGATGGAGAGAACGCTCAAATGCCAATAGTTATTGGTGTTATGAGAGTTAAGAAATCTGATGATTCAAAAGAGGTGAAGCAATTTGCTTTTACTGGTGAAAAGATGGAAGTTGGAACTGGTGTTAATACAGTGACAACTGGTGTTAGTTATCCCACTACAAGTACTGCAAGAACAAAAGCGGAAGGACATTTTAGGGCAAAAACAGATAATACTGTAGATCTTCCTAATCAAAAAGGTCAGAGTAATTCTGGTCAAATTTCTGGTGCTGGTTCTCCTAATAATGTAGGAACTGTAATGAATGGTAATGCTGGTAATCCCATCAAACCAAGAAATTCAAACAAACCTAATCCTGCTGCTAATGGTGTTGGTGGTCCTTGGAAAACGTTAGAGTATAAGTTATCATATCTTGTAGAAGATCTTGCAGATCATGCTGGTTCTTTGATTCGTGCAGAGGATGGTGAGTTCTTAGATATTGTTACTGGTAAGTTGGTTAGTGCAAAACAACTTACTGTAAAACTTCAAAATTTCTTGAGTAGTGTATTTGCTCAAGTAGTTGCTGCAATGCGTCAAGCACTTGCTAATCTTGCCGAACAGTTAGAGTTGGTTAATCTTCTTGGTGGTGCAACTGGTGTGCCATTTGTTGTGTTTACAGCGATTCAAGCAGCAGTTAAAGCAATTCTTTCGTCTCTTTGTAATATTGATAGTAGGATACTTAGTTTTGTTTCGGATCCCATAGGAAGTATTATGGGTGTTCTTGAAGGTTTTCTTGATGGAATTATTGATAAAGCAACCATGGTTATGCAGGGTGTTCAGGCAGCAATCGATGGTGTTATTTGTCAGGTTCAAAACCTTCTTGATTCAGTTTTAGGTATTGTTGATAAAGTATCAGCAATCGTAGATGGTATTGGTAAAGCAAAAGAAATTATTGAGGCATGGAAAGCAGGTAGTGAAATTTTTGAAGCAGGAACTGATCTTCTTAAGAAAGGTATCACTAGCATTACTGGATTAATTCAACTGTTCATTAAGTTTGCTGGTAGTAATTGTGATCGTAAACCTGATGGTGGTAAAGATACGGTAGGTTGGTATCCTTTATTTGGTGTTACTCATTGTACTCCTGAAGAACTTGCAGAAATTAACGCAATTAGAGGACAGAGTAGAGGAAGTTGTGGTGGTGATGCAGGATCTGGTGGTTTATTTGATAACATTTTCAATGAAGCAGATCCATATTTAACTGCTGCTAAAACTTTCTTAGATGGTTCTTATGAACTGTTTGTTGGAACACCTGGTCGTCAGGCAAGTGTAAATAAAAAAGCAAGTGGAACAACATCAACATCTATATGCTGTAATCAGAATGAACATGCAAAGTATGTTGCTGCTAAAGCAATTCGTGAACAAAATCCAGATATAGATGAGGAAGAACTTCAAAAACAAGTAGATGCTTCCGTAAAGGCAGCAAATAGTGGTAAAGGCGATACTGGTTCATTAGTTGCTGACCATACATCATTTGCTGGTAATTATACAGAAGAAACTCATGGTGATCAGTGTAAACAAATTGATGGTGATCATGTTGTAAACGTCGATGGTGATTATTTCTTAAAGATTACTGGTGATTGTCATATTGAAGTTGGTGGTGGTTTCTTCTTTGATGCTGAAGGTGCCCCTAAACTTGTAGATAAAAAAGGTAATAAGAAGAATGAAAAGGTTCAAAAGCATACAATTAAATTTGGATCTGATATTGACATCAATACTGTTGGTGCTAAGTTTGAAGTTCAAGGTGCAGAATTTAATGTAGGATCTGTTTCTAGTAAATTTACCAGTAGTGTTTTTGAATGTAGTGGTGGGCAAGCAGCTATTTCTGCAGGAGAAGTTGTTATTAGTGGAGATAACTCTATTGATCTCATTACACCTTCATTAGTTGAAATGATTAATATACCAGTTGCACCTCTTCCTAAGGCAATTACAGGTATTCGTAGAATGGTTGGTGGTTCTGTTGAAACAATTATGACACCTGGTATGTCTGCTGATGCTGTTCCTAGATATATTATTGCAAACCCACTTGGACCATATTCATTGACATGTGGTACAACAGGATATAACTGTAATGTTATTACTGGTGCATATAATGTTAATGCTGTTGCTGGATTCGTTTATATGCAAGCATCTACTGCTGTAACTATTCTCGCTGGTGCTGGTATGCTTCTTGAAGCAGGAGCAGCAGTACTAATCCTTGGTAAGACAGTCTTTATCAACTGATCCTTGACAGGGTATCTCTTGACTGCTATACTAGATACTATAGTATGGAGTCACATGGTGGAATCTAAACTAGCACACGTTTTTGTCAACTTTTCAAAAAGAACGATCAAGGTCGTTGATGATGAAGGGTATGATAAGACTGTGAATTGGAAATGGGATAACGAAGGTTCTGAAGGTTTCTCTGAAACTGTAAAGGATATCGAAGATATTCTTGATTCTGATATGATCACTTATTGCTATACTGTAACATGATTGGACCTATTGGAATCACACAACGTCAAGCAGAAGAACACTTTGACTTTATTTTAAGTCTAACAGATACACAACGTGTTTGTTGGAGAATTATTCGTGAAGATGCAGGATCTGCTATGATTACTCCTGTAAATGAAGTATCTCCAATTCCTGATGAGATACAAAACCAAGTAGAAGAATTTCAAAAACAGTTTTTTGATAAGACCAACTGTGATAGTTAAAAACCTACCTGAATGGAATTTAATTAGTGTTGAGAATTTTGCGGAGGTAAGTTCGCAAGAGAGAATACTAATTAATAATTCTATTGAGAAAAATTATTTACAAAATCCTTTTGATGATTCTACGAATAATCAATTCCCTTTATATGATGATCCTACTTCATTTTTTTCTCATCTATATGAAAAATATAAATCATTGTGTTATGAACTTTTTGGAATCTTTCATATTACCCCACAAAATAAAACTACGTGTTGGTGTTATAGGAGTAATATAAATGATTTCAGATCTGGGTGGCATAATCATCTTCTCACTTCTACTATAAATGGTGTATACTATTATCAAGTAGAGGGAGATGGGATTTTCTTTGAACGTAATGGAAAAGAATTCCATTATATACCTCAACAAGGAGAATTGCTTATTTTTCCTAATGATTTAAATCATAACGCTGCGAGAACTACTTCTCAAAATTGGAGATACTCTCTTAATATGGAAATATTAACTGAAGAATCTTCATCAACATTGTTTAAAAAATATGGAATTACTTAAAGAGATAGTAAAAGAAATCGGTGATGACTACACCCAACTCGCAGCAGACATCGAAGAAAGAGAAGAATTCATCGACACAGGTTCGTACATCTTTAACGGACTTGTTAGCGGTTCCATTTTTGGCGGTGTTTCTTCTAATAAGATTACTGCCATCGCTGGTGAGTCTAGCACAGGCAAAACTTTTTTCTCCCTTGCTGTCGTCAAAAACTTTTTGGATAATAATCCTGATGGTTACTGTCTCTATTTTGATACTGAAGCAGCAGTTAATAAGGGACTACTTGAGTCTCGTGGGATTGACCTGAATAGATTAGTTGTTATTAATGTAGTTACGATTGAAGAATTCAGAACCAAGGCACTTAAGGCAGTTGATATATACTTAAAGAAGGATGAATCTGATCGCAAACCTTGTATGTTTGTGTTAGACTCTTTGGGTATGCTCTCAACGGAAAAGGAAATAACTGATGCGTTGAATGATAAACAGGTTAGAGATATGACCAAATCTCAACTTGTTAAAGGAGCATTTAGAATGCTCACCTTAAAACTTGGTCAAGCAAACATTCCACTTATAGTTACAAATCACACTTACGATGTTATCGGCTCTTACATCCCTACTAAAGAAATGGGAGGCGGCTCTGGCCTCAAGTATGCCGCAAGTACGATTATCTATCT